CATCTTCGGCCTGTAACGCCGTAGCACCCAACGCCGCGCCTGCCCGTACCGCGTTGGATACAGCCGCCCAATTAGGATCAGTTTCGCTAATTGCAAGCATTCGGGTTGTCGGATTGTAAGACCCGTCCACCCCGTTCAGGCTGATGTTGGTGGCTCCACCGTCAAGCGTTACGCTTGTGGTATATGTCACAACACCAGCATTGGTAACAGCGGTCACTGTTGCAGCCCCAGCTCCAGCCACTACAGACCGGATGTAGGTAGTCAGGTAGTTCTGGTTGACTACCCAGTTCGACACGGCGCTTGCCCTTGCCCGAGCGTAGGCAAAGATGTCAGAACCGATGCCAGTTGGGTCATAGGTTCCGGTAAGCATATCTCCAGCACCAGTAGCCGGTATCCAGCGAGTAGCCGAGCCTCCGAGAGAGGACAGGACGTATCCGCTAACGGCAGTGTTCGTTGGCTTGATAACAAAAGGCCAGCCCGCAAACGAGCCAAGGAAGCTGTAGGAAGGCCCGTAGAGGGCCACGCTGGTAGGCAGGGCTGATCCTGCACTGATCTCTGGAGAGCGCTGTAGGGTTATAAGTCCACGAGCGTACGAAACCTGTTTTGTCGCGTTTGTCAGCAATACTACTGCATACCAAGAATCAATCGGCTTGGAGAAATCGTTTGTAGCTACAGCAAACTCAATAACGCCGGTCTCTGANGTNGACACTNCACCGTCAATTGGCGTCATCGCTGCCTGCGAGTCGTCCTTGGCGAACTTAAATGTACCACCCCAACCGCTCAGATTGAACAGGTTGGTGCCTTGATAGATCGTAGCCTTGATTACAGGCGTGTTCAGGACAGAGCTACGGACATGGAACTGATTATCAGACTTCTCTATGTTGCATGAAATTGGAATGTAGGGGTCTGCGCCNTGAGCCGTCAGGCACAGTGCTACCAGCAAACTGATTGCAAGCTTCTTCATATCACCCTCAAAAAGAAGGGGCGGTCAGATGGCCGGGAAGGCCAACCAACTCGCCCCGATTGTTGCATTGCCTTATCGCCGTCCGGTGAAGATGAAGTACGTGTCATTCGTAGAACACGTCACAACGATCTTGTCTCCGCCAAGCACATACACTCCGTAAGGGAAGTCGGNCCCCTCCTGAAGCGTAACATGCGCGTCGTTTGTCGTAATCGCTGAGCAGAGCTGATTGGTCAGCTCAAGGCTCACTGAGTTTGTAACGACGAACATGTAGTTGGTCTCGACGCCCCCGAAGAGGTTGGTCGTTACCACGTTGCCTTGGTATTGATTATACTTTACCACGCGAACGCGAGATACCGTCGTAGTGAAGGTTCCGCTGGCCGGATGGAATGCTTCGATAGCGCCCAGAGCAAACGGCTTTTCAAAGCTGTTCGTCCATGTGTACGACCCGTCTTCAACCTTATAGGTTCTTGACAGGTAGAAATCACCAGCACCATCAAACACTTCAGTATCCCAAACGCCAGATTGCGTAGGAGCCGCCACCACATCACAAGCCAGAACAGCAAGGACAAGCGACAACAGAACGAGAACGATTTTCTTCATGTCTCCTCCTGTATGCTGGTGAGCCGGGGATTTCCCGGCCCACCCGCAAGTCATTGTTAATATTCGGCTTGGACGGTACGGACGATCAACTGCGTAGTAGCCGCAGTCAGATCACTCGACACCACTTCGATCAGCAACGGCCCACGATACACAGAGGCATCGTTCATNTCGTCGTTGATGTAGGCGGTCAGCGTATCCTCAACAGCGGTGAANACNANGTACACCGANTCCTGAGTCGCATCCTCGTCATCTGGATCGCGGGACACCTTCACGGTACCACCAGTCGCTCCGTTGATGACTCCAGAGATTCCAAGCAGCTTCATGCGGCCAGAATCAATGGGTTCAGGGATGCCGATACGAGCGGCCATGTAGTACACTTCGCTCACGTCACGATAGAAGCACTCCATGAAGTCTTCTGGAATGTCCGTAGCGGCCATATCCACAAAGTCATTCGTTGTCAACGGATAGTCAGCCGCAGCGTGCAGACGCTGGGCAGTGATGCCGTCGATGTCGTTCAGTGCGGCGATCAGAGCGCCAAGCGTGGCGCACACAGTCGGGCTTCCGCTTCCGCCAGTCACACCATCAAGCAGCGTGCTCGTGGTCGTGGCCGAACCGGCTTCGTCAACCTTGGTAACGGCAATCGTTACTCGCAGGGTGCTCGATCCACCAGCGGCATTACCAACCGTGATGGTTGCCCGCGTAGGCATCGCGCTAGTCGCCTCGCCAGCAATCGGATTGTGCGAGAACTTGATGCGCAGCATCGGCAGAGTCGTATCAGCGTGAGTGAGAACCTTCGTGCGAACTTCTTTAATTACTGAATCATTCATGTAGTTCATGTGTATCGTACCTCCTGCCCGTTGGGGCGGGTTTCTTTATAGTTATTGTCCACCGTAGCTCAACAATACGTTAGTCGCCGTGGAGTAGATCACTATTGACTGATCATCGTCCAAGGCCGCTGCGGTGCCGTAATAGTTTCCCGTCTTGGCAATCGCCAGCGCGTTCGTTCCGCCGACGTTTACCAGTATGATCGACTTACCAATATCAGCNGTGGCTACATTCGCCAGCGTGATAGTGGTTGTCTCGTTCTGTGCGGCCAACTGCATGACTGACTTCGTGAAGTCCAGTGTCACAACCTGAGTATTGGTCGCATTCGCGGGAGCCGCAACAGCCGGATCAGCAACAGCGTTAATCTCTGCCGCAGTAGCCGTAATCCCTGCTGACAGCGCGTTGTTAGCCGCAATCAGCGCAGGTATGTCAGTCACGGTAAGGTCATACAGTGCGTCGTTAATCTTGTCGTAGAACTGGATTCGCGGCAGATTCTTCGGAATCGCATCGGCAGTCTGCGTAATGCTTCCGGCAAGAACCGACCCAGCCAGTACCGTGACAAGTCCAATCAGTATATACTTCTTCATCGTTTCGCCTCTTATACTCGACCAACCAAGGAACAGTTGGCCATAATAACGGCTATAAGATCGTCGCGGTCGATTGNNGGCAGCACTTACATCAGATGATGCAANNATTGCAGCATTGACCATGGCCCGAAGCTGAGGGACCGGCATATCTCGAATCGTGCGGAGCAAGTCTGCACGACCCTTGACATCGTCGGACGCAAGGGCGGGGCCGACTAGGAAGATGTCTCGCCCAACCCTGCCGCTAGCCCGGAGACCTTCCGAGATCGACGCGTCAGACTTGGCTGTGAGATCAAGTTCTAACCGATATTGGTGGAAGTCAACCTTCCGCCCCTTGCCAACGATCACCGTATGTTCTGAGAACCCACGGCTAATCCAGACTTCAACTTCAGACTTGACGATCTTATCGCTCATTTAATCCTTCCTTACCGATTCACGATAGGGGTCGCTGCGCCACGGATAACGCCATGGGTGTTCTCGTGTTTCAGCACGAGAGAGAAGCTACCCAAGTAAGCGTCTTCGCGGTACATGACCGACTTGTTATCCTGAATGTTCTGGAGCCACTGGAAGTCCATCCCGTTGTAATGTGCGCCTTCAACATGCGCCATATCCAACAGGAAACCCCAATCGCCCAAACCTTCATTCACTCCCAGCCCGTACTTGTCCAGCATCACGTTGACGGTATAGCCGCCATCGGTGGTGATGGGATACACGCGCACGCCCAAGGCCGGTTCAAAATACGGCATCTCGTTNCGTCCGGTGTCACGATACATGCGCTGAATGGCCTTGAACAGCCACAGACCGCAGATCAGTTCCTTCGTCTGAGACGAGGCATCCTGATCGAAACGACTTTCCAGCCAGTCATTCAGCACCGGCCAAGTCAGGTTGCTGTTCTGTGACCCGAGGTCCAGCAGACCGCTCTTGATGTAGTGGTACACACCATTGCTGATGTATTCCTGACCATCGTTGGCGGTAGCCGTGGTTCCGCGAGCGTTGAACATCAGAGCCTTACCAACCTGACGCCGAACATTCAGCATCGTGTCAATAACGGCCTTCTCAACCTTGCCCCAGTTCCCGGTCATAATCGAGTTCTGCTGCATCTTGGAAACCTTGAAGGTCTCGGACACGACAGAAACGCAATTCCAGACGGGATCACCCGGCACGCGACCATTGCCAGCCTGAGGATCAGACAGTTCGGCCATATACGAGGCCATGGCGATAACCTTATCACCAGNANCCTTCGCAACCCGAGCCGTACCATTGTAGCCGCGAGTAACCGTGGCAACCTTGGTNGNGTGATCGACAGCCGTNACCTTCATAACTTCGCCATCAGCAGGCGAGAACAGGAAGGTGTTCACGCTAACCAAGCGGGAATCCGCAAGATCAAGCGTGGTGTCTGTCGATGTGGACGTGGCCGTCAGCGTGGTGTGGATGTCCAGACGGGAATCCTCAGTCCACCAGAACACAGGTTCAGTCAGGGGNTTTCCAGCGTTGGGCGCAAAGCGCTCAATCAGCGTCAANAGCAAACCATTNTCCTCTTGCTGAAGCCAGTCAATCTCCCCTTCAGCGTCAAGCCAAAGGCGAGGACGATATTGGTTGTCGGTATCAAACACAGACAAACCAGTGGTAACAGTCGTATACGGCAGTGCTACGCGTTGCATAATCTAACTCCCTTGAATCGGGGGTTATTTCTTTTCGCGTGCTAATCGGACTGCTTCAAGTACACCATGAGAGCCTACAGTAGAACGAATACCAGCAAAACGGTCTTCCCGTTCTTCGCCAGCTTCACCTGTCGGCTTCGGATGACTACCAGACGATCCGGCACCCGGAGGAGAATAACTTTCCCGCTTCTTTTGTTTTTCAAACAACTTGCGAATCGTCAAATCAATCGACTCGCCTACATGTGGTTTCTTGGCCGGTTTGTCCCAAAGACTTTTCGGAACAACCTTCACAACCTCACGAGCTGTAAGAAGCAGTTTCTTCCGGGCCTCGGAGTCATTGGCGAATTGTGCCTTCTCTTCATCGGATGCGCGTTGGTAAGCCTCGTCGGCTGCCTGACGCTGTTCATCGGTGAGAGACGCTTCAACTTCTTCCAGTGATTCACCTTGGCTGGCCTGTTCTTGCGATGCTCCTTCGCCTTTCGGCGCAGGTTTGCCAGTCACTTTACGGAGTTCACCCAGTTCCGAGCCTTGCTTCTGAATGATCTTCTGAGCCTTTTCGTTGTGCTCTTTGAAGTGATCACGCTCTTCAGCAATCTTGTCCCTGTCAGACAGCAACTCCTCAACTGTCTGAAAGCCCCTGTCCTTGACCATCTGCAACATCGCTTCGATGTTGTTGCCACC